TCACAGCACCTCAATCGTAATCGTTACAATAGAGTTCGTTTTTGTCTTAGACTCATATTTAAAAAGCTCTCCTAGTAAAAAAATGTTTTGAAGGACAGGAATGCCATAAGAGCTATCCAGTTGCGTTTCTTTGTTAATACCGCTTAAAACGAGCAATTCACCCTTTTTTAAAAGATAAGTGCTTTTTAGCTCCTTCTTGGACGTTGTAGGGGTCCTTGAATCAGAACTACTCAACAAATCTTCAAGCGTCAGTGTTAAATCAAAATTTACACTGTCACCGATGATGATCGGTTTGATTATTATTTTAAGCCCAACATCTTTATAAGAATAAGAATTAGCGGACGTTGTAGAAGCACTACTGTATGTAGATGTATTAATCAAATAAGGAATATTTTGACCACTTGAAAAAGAAGCTTCAGTTTGAGATCGTGCCGTAATCACTGGAGAGTTTTTTATCTCAGTAAAACCATTTTGATTAAGATATTTAAGAACCCCATAGAAACCACTTTTTGAATTTTCAAGTACATTCGTCGTTGCAGAATAAGGCATAGTAATAAGGTTTAAAAAATAGTTATAAGACGAATTTACCGAATTGCCATCGCTATCAGTTTTTTGAACAGATTGCATGTAAGCACTAAGATTTGCGCCTCTATCTTTGACATCTTCCAAACTCGTTTCAAGCACCGTTATTTTAAACTGAATTTGGCTGTATGGAACATCAAGTGAAGCGATACTTTTTAAAAGTTCTGCGGAGTATTCAGGTTTGCAAAAAAACGAAACTGAATTTGTCGAAGAGATATAGGTATATTTAACACCTTCATGCATTTTTAAAAGATTTTCGACATCAGAATAAACAGGATTTTTAAGCGTTACAGAATGAAAAACGTCTTTGATCGATTCAGGCTCTTTTTTTGGTTCTTCTTTTTTTTCAGGTATTGGCTCAATATAGTAAAAATCGCTTTTATCTTTTTTGAGATCAAGACCTTTGAGATAAAGCATTTTTTTAAATGCAGGGAGATACACCGTTGCATCTTTATCGCCTATAAAGAATGTTACCTGTTCATCGTCAACAGACTCTTGAATAAGAATGTTTACTTTGTTATCTGTTGCTACCTTTTGAGCAAACTCACGAAGCGGAACAGAGTACTTAATACTCTCAGCAAAAGAACTACTTATGAATAGCGAAAGCAGTAGGCATAGGATTAGAGATTTTATTCTCTTTTGAAGTGTTAGCACCATTTTTATTTTCCTTAGTGGATTTTTCTTTTTTTTCATCTTTTTGGAGAAAATCAAACGTATCAGAGGGGAGCATGACAAAGTATTGAATGTATGAGCCATCATTAAAAAACCATATGAATTCAGGCCCTAACTTAGCGGTCAATTTATTTAAAAGAGGTTTTGGAAAATCAATACCTTTGTATGTACAAAGCATGTCAATACATCGAATTTCAAAGAGTTCATTTTTGATTTCTTTGTCATCTTTATTTGAGAGTTTTTTAGCCTCTATAATATCTTTTGAAGTTTGTTTTTTATCCTGTTGTGTCACAGATATTTGACGCTGATCAGTCACATTACTATCAAGAGTAGTAGCTGATATTGGTGTGTCCGTAGAAAAAGAACCCAAAAATAAAATAAATGCACTAAACAAAAAAACAAAAAAAAGAATTGCAAATAAAAAATACTTTCTTACAACACTAGGACTATTATTTTCAGCGCCAGACACATACATTTTAAATACATCTTGAACAATAGGAACGTTAAAAACACCTATACGATCAGTTTTATAAAGCTGATAAGAATTAAACTGCATATAACGAAATTTATTAGCATAAAGTCGATTTGATGGAGGAATAGCACGATAGAAAAATTCTGCTAATTTAAAATACTCTTTATAGATAAGTCCGAGATTTTGTGTAATAAGGAAAATATCTTGATGTAAGTGTCCATGATAACTAAACCACCATGTAAGGACTATATTGTCTTTAGCAAAAAAGTTTTGACACTCATCAATTACAAAAAAAACTTTATATAAATCATGCAAACGTGCATAATCAAGCAATTCAGCATCATTACATTTTGAAAGATACATGGCATGTAAATATTCAAGATGAGAGTAAAGAACATCATAATCAAAAAATTTGATACGAGAAGATTTTGAAAAATCAAATTGATTAATATTTGTATAGGCATAAAAGAAAAACTTTTCTTTTTTACCAAATATGTTATAAAGAGCAATAATAAAAGATTTACGATTTTCTTTTTTAACTTTTTTGTAAAAATTTTTATAAAAAAAACCAATCAAAAAAGGACGTTTACGTTTTTTTTCTACAAAATAATGATAAAGCTTATAAACAGCCCAATAGCTTTTTCCACTTCGAGGAATACCCGTTAAATATGTAATTGCCATCTTAAGCCATCATTAACATTGACATTTTATGAAAATCATTTTTAATTTGCTCTAATGCCTTAGTCGCAACTTTGGAAATATAAATCAAAAGAAGCGATGAGAAGACCAAAACAAAAAATGAAAAAGCATCTAAAAAAGCATCAATAATCCGTGTAGATTGAAGTACTTTAAAAGGTATGTCTAAAGAAGGTGTTGAAGAAATAGAAGAAGGCAAAGTATCAAAAAGCTCTTTAAATTTGTTGTATAAACGTCGTATCAAGTCAAGACAGCTTAAAAAGAAAAAAGCTTTAGAAGAAAAAAACAAAGCCGTAATAGTAAACTGAACTGGAACCATTCCAAATTTCATAACAAGTTTCTTACCTAACCAAACAAAAAAAGCCATTAAAGGACCACCAGAACTAAAAAATCCCCAAATACGTGAAAAAAAAGCACTCACAGATATTAGAAATGGCATGTCAGACTCCTATAATCAATAAAACTTTAAAAGCAAAAAAAACTATTGAAATCATTAAAGAAAAATACGTAAAAAGATAAATTACAGAGGAAAAAGGAGAAAAAACAGCACATAAATCCATTTCAAAAGGAACATTAAAATACACAAAATCAACATCTTGTGAATAAAGACACGTTGTTACAGAACCACGAGAAAGATTTAATGTTAAAGGTGCACCATTTACAAGAGATTTTAATTCATCAACTGTTGATAAAACATTGTCAAAATCACTTTTTAAATTATTATACGTTGTTTCCCAACTATCAATTTCAGAAGGAACATTAGGAATATTATGTTCAATTGTATCAGCAGAAAAACCACTCGTATTTTTGAAAATATTTAAAGTATTTTCAATACCATTTAAACTCCCTTTCATAGAATCAGTATTGCCCTTTATTCCAGATAAGAGACCATTACCAGTTTCCAGTAGACCATTACCCTTTTCGAGTTGTTTTCCAAGGCTATCTAAACGACCAGTAACACCATTAAGATCAATACTTTTGCCATCACTGGTTGTAGCAGTTCCACTAAGTGTAGAAGAAGGTGTAGTTGTTGTTTGACCTGTTGTAGGGTTTGTACTTGTTGTATTGCCATTCGAAGGCGATGTGGATGAAGGCGTTGAAGTTGTTGCTTGTGTAACCGTTCCATCATTATTAATTACAGGAGCTTTATAATCTTTAACCGTATAAGGAAGATCAGTACCACTACTTGCAGTATTTGCCAAATCTGCTTTATTAACTACGATTGATTGCGCTGTATTATCAGGACTTGTTTTTACAATTTCGACTTGTGTAGGTGAATTAATAAGCGCAGTGCTTGGACTATTTGTAGGAAAAATAATATCACTACCCAAAATTAAAGCAGTAGCAGGCATTTTACCAACACCTGCGGAATTATCCCAAACAGTTTTTAAATTTGCTTCCGTAATTTGTCTTTGAGTATATATTCCATTTTTAGAAAAAACAGGTGTACCACTTTCAGGCGTTGAAGACGCAACAGTTGAAAGTTGATCAAAAGAGACACCCGAATTACTAGAAACATTAACAGTAACACCATTATCAGTATTTGTAGGTGTAGCAATTACAACATCATCAGGAGTTACCATTGCAGAACCCAAAGTGAAAAGACCTGAACCAAGAACAGCAAAAGGATTAAGAGAATTCAAACCAGTTGGTGAAATAACAAATGAACCATCACCCGTCGATTCATAAGCAATTACCCAACCAAGAGCTTGAAAAAATTGTCCTGCAGCATTCGTTATAGGTTTTCCATAAGCATCATAAGCAGTACTTAACCAAGAAGAAACAGGAAGTGAATCAGGAATAAGACCATTATCTTTTACAGTACGGGACCGTTCAGAATTCTGTGTCAATCGGGTAAAATAACAAATACCCAAGGACACAGATATGAAGATAGAAATAGACGTAGAGCAATTTGCTCAAGATATTAAAGCCGGCAAGAGTATTGGTGGCTCAAATGGAGCCTTAGGATCACTCATCAAACAGCTAACCGAAGCCGCGCTAGCAGCTGAGATAGATTCGCACCTCTCCCAAGACCTCAATAGAAATCGAAAAAATGGCTATAGTTCAAAGACTATGAAAAGCGATCATGGTGCCTTTGAACTTGATGTTCCAAGAGACCGTAACGGTAGCTTTGAACCTGAAATCGTAAAGAAAAACCAGACCAGCATGACGAGTGAAATCGAAGAGAAGATTCTTTCTCTCTTCGCACTTGGCAATAGCTATTCCCAAATAGCCAAACACATAGAGGATTTTTACTGCGTAGGCTTCTCTAAAGCCACTATAAGCGCCGTAACCGACAAGATAATACCAATGCTTCAAGAGTGGAAAACAAGACCCTTAGAAGCTGTGTATCCATTTATATTCTTAGATGCCATTCACTACAAAGTAAAAGAGGATGGTCGCTACATCTCAAAAGCATTTTATACAGTGCTTGGTGTTCGAGTGGATGGCAAGAAAGAAGTCTTGGGACTTTACCTCAATGAAAGTGAAGGCGCCAAATTCTGGCTACAGGTGCTTACCGATTTGCAAAACCGTGGCGTTAAAGATATCCTCATTGCTTCGGTAGATGGGCTTAAAGGCTTTCCAGAAGCGATAAACTCAGTCTTTCCAGATACGGAGGTGCAACTCTGTGTAGTTCACCAAATACGCAACAGTCTCAAATATGTGGGCTCTGCTTATCAAAAACAATTTGCTAAAGAACTCAAAGCCGTCTATCAAGCTTTTACCAAAGAAGAAGCAGAATTTGAGCTTGATAAGTTGGAAGAAAAATGGGGTAAAAAATACCCTATCGTCTTTCAATCTTGGAGAAATAAATGGGATAATTTATCTGTCTACTTCCAATATCCAGAAGATATACGTAGAGTTATTTACACAACTAATATCATCGAATCAGTCCACCGCCAGTTTAGAACTCTAACGAAAACCAAAGGTGCTTTTCCCAATGATGATAGCCTGCTAAAACTACTTTATATGGGGATTCAAAATGCCCAGCAAAAATGGACTATGCCAATTAGAAACTGGAGCTTAACAATCTCTCAATTAGCCATTCACTTTGAGGGACGGCTTGATGACGCTTTAAACTTATGATACAATTTTAGGAATTATCCGATGTTGACACAGAATCTTGAACACTACCTACAGTACCATCAGGATTTAAATTAGGATTTAAAAAACGATTTGGAATAACGTTAAAATTTTTATCATGTGTAATACATTTTTCTTCAGAAACATCGCAATACATTTCAGCACCATCAGAAAAATAAACTATAAAATTACCATTATCAAAAGTAGTTTTTGTTTGATTGTAATCGCCCATACATAAATTTAAATCAGAATCAACATGTGAACCAGTAGGACATTTTGGAACGCATACACCTGCAACTAAATCTTGATCAGCTGTACATGTAGGAGTAGGAACAGGACAAATAGCATCTGTATATAAATAATAATTAACTTGATTTTTTGCAAAATCTGCAATAACAATATAGCCAACCTCAAAATTGTAAGCAGAATAGCCAGTAGTACCAGAACTCCAATCATGCCAAACGCCTATTTTACGACAAACACCCTCAGCTTTATAAATGTCATTACCCTCATAAGTCGCCGGAACAGGTGAACCCGAAAATAAAAACGAAGAAAACATCATTAAAGCTAAGAGTATTTTTTTCATTTTGAAGTCCAAATCAGCTCTATTTCAAGAGCTTTTTTGAAATTTTCGACATCTATTACGATAAAAACCAAATTACCCAAAGAGGGTTTCTCCATTGATCGTCCGACTTGCGTGAACCCGACGTGAAAAAACCTTAAGCGGTCGTTTTTCACATCGTGTGCCCGACTGCGTCTCTTCTCAAGTTGAAGCTTCTTTTTTTCGTTAAATTTTTCTCTTAAGAGCGAAAAGCAATTCATTTGATATGCTTTAAAATTGTAAGTGACATCATTACAGGAATAGAAACTATAGTTATCCAAACAGGAAAACTAAAGAAATAATTAAACGCAATGTTATCTGTTACAGGAATAACAAAAAAATCAAGAGCATACGAAAAATTAAACAATAAAGATACAAGGATAATAAATTTCATAACGTAATCTTTAAAATAATTGCAGTAAATGCACTAACCAAAAGACCGCAAATAAGACCAGTTAATGCCATCAAAGCATTATAGTCGAATAAAGTTAAACCTAATGTATCATTAATCATTGATTTTCTTTAATGCAATAATAGAAATTTCAGCAGATTTATAAAGAAAAAGCGTAACACCTAAAACACCGAAATAGCTTAAGATGAAACTAGACATATGAAGAAAAGGAAGTGTCATTTTAAACCTTTCAAAAAAGTAAGGGAGCTAAAAAGCCCCCAAGCATTAAGCGACTTTTTTAAGAGCCTTAATACCAAGAAAAACAGAAAGCATAACAGCAATAGCCGCAGCCGCAATAGTAACACCACCAAAGAACGGTCCCATTTCCATTGAACCTGACATAACACCAGTCGCAGGGTCAACAATAATAGCCGCCTTAGATTGAACTGCTCCAAACGTAGCAGAACCAAAACCAACTAAAGCAAGAGTATGATCTTTTGCTTTAGTTGCAATCTCTTTAGCTTTAGAAGCACCTTTTATACAAACAACCAACACACCGTCTAAGATTTTTCGCATCTTAAACCCCTTTTGATAAAGTAGAGTATTTAAACCCTCTATCAATCCCTTTACATGTAGTAAGAGGGATTTGTAGAAAGCTAAGACACTTTAGGTTGTGACTCAGGCTTGATCGTTGTGCTTAGTTGCGCTATGAGTTCACCTGCTGTTTTGGAAAGCGATACACGGTAAAAGTCTCGTTCTGCTCTTGGAAATTGACCTTTACATGTAAAGACGATTCCGTTATTTTTGAGCTCTGTTAATTTATTGGCGAGAATATCAAGCTCACTGGCACTTTCGCCATTAATCTCAAAATTGATGAGTACCTCTTCAATGGTATCGGCATCGACTTCAAAAATGGTCGAGGTGTAAAGAGTCACTTTGTAAATGTCTTTAGTGATCTCTGTTTTGGATTTTTTGGCATCTTCAATCGTAAAAATGGTATGTTCCAAATCGAAATCAGAGATAGAGTAAGTGAGATCAAAACCATTTGCTAGGACATTGCTTTCGATTGGACTGGAACCAAGAACAAATTTGAGCGATTTGTCTTTTTCGAGTTTTGGAAGCGTCTCCAAGAGCTCTTTGGCGTTGGTATTGGAGTAAGCAAAATACTTACGGGCTTTTTGGTTATCTTTGGTGAATGGCTTTTGGAAAACGCCTACATGTAAAGGGAGCATCATATCTTTTGAGAGGTATTCGCGTATCGCTTGATTGAGCTTCACTGCTTCGATGCGGTTCTCACATTTGACGACAACGTCGATACGGTGAGAGAAGCTATAAATGGCATTTGTTGGGTGCTGATAGGTATTTTCAGCAGTGATGACGACTTGATCTTTGTGTGGGTAACGTGTACCAACAGAACTCAATAAAACTCTACGGAGTAAAACATCAGCTTGGTACGCTTGTTGGACGAAGTGTGGGTAAACTTTGGTTGAATTGTCTTGCATGATAAGCACCTTTTTAAGATTTGAGCGCCATTTAACAAGCCACGGAGTAGGCGCTAACAAACTCCGTGCTAAGATCTTAAAGACCTTGTTATTTGAAAAGTGATCTTTTCAAATAACGAGGGCTTCAAATTGAATTAAGGCAAAATTGCCTAAAAACGATATAATTAAAACTTGATATTTACGTTGAAAACACACCATAAAAAAGAAAAGCCTAAAACATGAATTATTCATGTTTTATTAACAATAATAATGAATTATTCTTTTATAACTATAGCAAAAAGAAAAAGAAAAAGCAATAGTTTTATTGAATTATTCATGTTTTTTTATATAAAAAAGGAATTATTCATAAAATGACGAGAAAAGAACTAGCAGAAAAATTAGAAGTCGATCCCACAACATTAAGGAATTGGGAAAAAAACAAACCTGAACTTATCAAATTAATAAATGCAGGATTAATGCTAGAAAATCAAATAGAGGAAATGGAAAAATCTTTAGAACAACTCAAAAAAATGAAAGAAAAAGCAGATAGTGGCAAATTAATTATTTAACAAAAAATAAGGGCGCTAAAATTGGGATATCGGTACTACAAAAGAAAAAGAGAAGATAAGAAAATAGAAGCTATTGTTTATCTAATTTTTCTTGCTTTATTCGTAATGTATTATTATCGAGAAACTATTATCAAAGCATTAAATATTATATTTGGTCTTGCTTTTGTAATTGCTATTCTATATCTTATTTTTAAGCCGAAATCTACAAATAAATTTACTCAAGAAGTCCGCGATTCAGACATTAAAATTGTGGTTACAGAAGAAGATCATGTAACACGCAAAAATGAAAATAATATCAAAGTACATGAACCTTTAAATACACAATCAATTCAAAATTCGTTACATGTAAATGAAAATATCCAAAGCATGGAAAAAACATTTTTCAGTCAAATGGCAAATAAAAAACCAAGTTATCAAGAAAGAAAAAAGCGTGGTAATGACTACGAAATACATGTAGGGAAATACTATGAAAGCCAAGGCTACAAAGTTATTTACAATGGATTGCTAAATGGTAGGAAAGATGGAGGAATTGACCTCCTTGCTGAGAATGAACATGAAACACTACTTATTCAATGCAAGGCATGGGAACAAACAATAGAAATGAAACGAAGATATGTAGTTGAATTTATGGGAAATTGCTTAACATTTTTAATGGATAATCCATATTTGAAAGAAAAAAACATAAAAAGAGTTTTTGTAACATCAAGCGAAAAAAGTGAATTTGGACTTGATAAATACCTTATACAGCACACTGGAAAAATCGAATATATTATTATGCCTTTTTAATCAAATAAACTATAACAAGGAAACAATATGGCGAAGTTTTTAAATACAAGTGCAACCAACTACTTCTTAGAAGAGCTTATTAAATCTACCAATGATAAGTTGATTTTAATAAGCCCTTTTTTAAAACTTAACAATCGCATTAAAGAACTTCTCGAAGATAAAAACAGAATGAAGATAGACATAAGAATTGTCTATGGAAAAATCGAAATGAAAAATGAAGAGATTAATTGGCTCAAAGAGCTTTCTTTTGTACGAACAAGCTTTTGCGAGAACCTACACGCTAAATGCTATATGAATGAAAAAATGTGCATTGTAACCAGTATGAACCTCTATGAATTTAGTCAAGTCAACAATAATGAAATGGGTATTTTAATCAAGAGAGATGACGATCAAGAACTTTACAATGATACCAAAGAAGAAGCAGAGAGAATTATACGTGTCAGCGATGAAGTAAGAATGTCAGTTGAAAAAGTAGAAAAAATCGAAAAAGAAAATGAAGAAGATCAACACGATAAATTAACTACATCAAAATTAGCAACAAAATTAAAAATAAAAACAGATGAATTACTATCAAAACTTTTAAAAGATGGTTACCTAGAAATCAAAAATGAGAAAGAACATTTAACCCAAAAAGGAAAAGACGTTGGAGGAGAATGGAGAGCTAGTAAATACGGCGGATATTTTCTTTGGGATAAAGAGATGAAGATATAATTTTAAAGAAAGAGGAAACATGTACAAAAAATTAATAATCGCTTCTATGCTCATTACATTGCCACTTTTTGCAGTAGAGAGTATTGGTATTGTTACTTATGAATAAATTGTGTAAATAAAATTAAAAGGTTTAAAAATGCTTGATGGAAATATTACTCAAGAAACCATAGGAATGAGTAAAGAAGCATATCAATTATGGGATACTACGATAAAGATAGGATTAGGTGCATTAATTAGTGGAGTTATTTCATATTTAGTAACTATGAAAAATCATACGCATGAAATCAATAAATTAGATAGAACTCATAAGAGCGAATCACAGAAATATAAATTGCAAATGAAAATAAAAATATTAGAAAATACTCAAAATCAAATTGATGAATTTTCTATGGTATGTGAGCAATTCCTTGATATATTACTTACATGTAAAAATCGTAATATATTATCTTGTCCCGAATTAGAAAAAAAAGATAAACTCATGTATAAAAAATATCAAACTACTCAAAATGCGTTATCAATAGAATTTGGTAACCTTAGAAAAGCATGTTCAAAACTCACATTATTAGGTTTTTATAGTTCTACAAAAAAAATAAAAGAAATGAGTGATATTATTGTAGATGAATACAATAGATTGAACAAGCAAAATGAAATATTTATGAATAATATAGAATATAATATCTTTAGAGATAATTTTGCTCAAGCTCAAATTGAATATTATATAGCCATAAACAAAGATTTTGAAAAGTTACAATAGCAGTGAACTAATAGAGCTAAACAAAAGAATAAACGCTTAAAATTTATTTTTGATTTTTATTTTTAATCCCCAACAGATTAACAGCAACAACACCAATAGGAATCGTAATTGCAGTTCCTCCTAACCAAGGGTAACCATAATACATTGATAAAATTGCGGTACATAATCCTGCTAAGGAAATCAATACAGCAAAAAATTGAGACCTAAAGGCAAACTTTCTTTGATGTGGTAGCTCAGCTTCTCTTAAAGATTGTTCTTTTTTTTCTAGTTCAATAATAGCAGTATCAACAAATTTTACATGCTCAAATTGATCTTCATATATTTTAGTGATACGATGTGCCAATTCAGGATTAGTAAGCTCCAAATGGGATAACTTACCAAGGTCAATATTCTGTACAAAATTAAAATTGTTATTTTGAATATTGGCTATTTGTTGTTTAATAGAATCCGATTCAGATACACCATTATGTGCACTTTGACTTGCGGTATTAGGATAATGCTTGCGCTTGCTCAATTTGCCCATTAGTACGCTTTAAAATTTCTTTGTAACTTGTTTGCTGCTTCTCTTTTGTGTCTTTAGCAATCATACCTAATTTTTTAGGAGCAATTACAATATCGCGATATCCATCGGTACTGAGACTATTAGCAATACCAATAAAAAATAATTTAATATTGTCGCACATATTAACCCCTTTCATAAACTTTCGGATGGAGATTATACACATTTTTAAAAATCGTGTCAAACATAGGATGATTATAGCACGATTATATAAAATTGACATTGTATTGTCAAATTAAAAGCATATTCTATTCCTTATAAAAAATAAAATATCATCAACATCACTTTGAGCGATTAGGCTTTTGTGTTAAAGCAGATCCCGCCGCTGATTTAGCTGATTTACTTGCTGTGGAGCTTTGTAAAGTTTTAGATGCTGCAGTGGCAGTTTGTGGAGAAGTGACTTTACTCGGAGATTTTGTTTGTGATAATGCAGAACCTGCAGCTGATTTCGAAGATTTGCTTGCAGTTGAACTTTGCAAAGTTTTTGATGCAGCTGTTGCAGCTTTTTGA